AAGGTTCATGGACCAGCTGGAACAGTTGACGTTATTCCAGATGTAAACTGTCAGCCAGACGTCGCATGGGGCCTTCAGCTTGATACCTGGAGCCTCAATACTCTTGGTGCTGCTCCACAGATTCTTGACCTTGATGGGAATAACATGCTCCGCGAAACTGGAGCAGATGCATACGAGGTACGCTGCGGTTTTTATGGCAACGTAGCCTGTTCAGCTCCGGGCTGGAACGTTCGTATTGCACTATAATTCAGACTCACTGAAAGGAGATTGAGTTATGGCGAATAGAGATTTTAAAGACGTGCAGGCACTTGAGCGTGAGCTTAAGATTATTGCTGGGCGGGTTACCACTGACGGCAGTGGCGTCGCGACTGTTGCTGACGGTATCGGCTTTACAGCGACAAAGGCGGGAAATGGAGACTATTGGATTTATCTTGATGATAAATACACCAGTCTCATGTACGCAAATGCGACCGTCACCGCTTCTGCCCCGGATGAGTGTTTTGCCTATGTTGTTTCACATGACGTAAGCGGAGCCACGCCATCGGTGCGGTTCAAGTTTACTGATGATGATGGTAACGCGCAGGCATTCGCAGATGGGGATGAGTTTTCATTCTTTATTCTGCTGAAGAACAGCAGCATAACATAATAAAGGGGGCCAGTGATGGCAGCAAGTAAGCCAGCATTGGCTCTCGCAATCCTTGAGAAAGCGCACAAGGTTAAGGCCGAAGGCGAAGAAGAGGACACAGGCATGGCAAGACGGGAAGCAGGTAATGCTTTCCTGAAAGCCATGGAGAGTGGCGATGGAGAAATGATTGCTCAGGCAATTCAGGACATCTATCAAGTCACGGCAGATTAAAAATTGAGATGGGGGCTTTGCCCCCTCTCTTTTTATAGGGGGCGTTATGCCAAACAATACGACAACGCTCCAAAACCTTATCGACCGAGTCCGTCAAAGAGCGGACATGGAGGGGTCTACGTTTGTTACTGATGCTGAAGTGATAAGTTATATTAACGTCGCAATGGCCGAGATACATGATGTCTTGGTAGACAGGTATGAGGATTACTATGTTAGCACGGAACAATTCACGCTCCCCGCGAACAACCCCGGCACTCTTCCGAACGCATTTTACAAAGCCCTGGGAGTTGACCTTGATACTGGGGGAACAACATATCGTCTTCGTAGATTCTCATTCCAAGAGCGCAACGTGTATAACTCACCGGCTGTGGTGGCGGGTAGAGTAACCAATACGCTGTACGCTATTCAGGGCAATGAGATTAAATTTATTCCGTCTCCAACGGTTTCCGGGACCGCCACTCTTTACTATGTGCCAGAAGCTCAGCAGTTTGCAACTGGCGGAAGTGACGACAGTGCCACGATTGTGAGCAAGGCTCGTGCAGTCGCATTTGGATACGAAGAATATGTGGTTGTAGACGCCGCAATTAAATGTCTACAAAAAGAAGAGTCGGACGTTCAGATGCTAATGGTGCAAAAACAGCAGCTAAAAGAGCGAATTGAAAACGCTGCTTCCAATAGAGACCAGGGCGAACCGACAGCGATAACAGACTCAAGAGCAGGGACATTTAGCTTAAGACGCGGAATGTAATTATGGCCGAGTTTGTTAGGCACAGGGTAAACGATGCTGACTTGGCAAGGATTCAAGACCAAATTGAGTCATACACAATTGCTCTTCGCTCTGAGATAATGCCTCCCGGCAGATTAATAAAAAACGTAAAGCTAAGCACAACAAAGCATCGAGTGTTTCATGGGTTAAACAGAAACTACTCAGGCTATATTGTTGTTTCAAAAGATGCCCATGCGACAGTCAAAGTAGACAAGTCGGACAACATTGCACCTTTGCGATACATTCCTCTTTTGGCTTCTGCTGATGTAGAAGTAAGTTTGTGGGTGTTTTAAATGGCTCTCGAAAAAAATGTAGTCCCTCTTCCCTTTCTGGAGGGAATTGACGAAAAAAGCTCAGGCAAGACAATTAAGCCGGGGGCTCTTTTGGCTGCCCAAAATGTTCAATATGAGAAAACAGGCCAGATTAAAAAACGAGAAGGCTTTGACCTGCAAGGTGTGTCAAAGGTTGGCGGAGGGTCTCTTTCTGCTGCTGTGGCCGTTGCTCAGTACGATGACGAGACCTTGCTGTTTGACGGTTCAAATGTTTACTCAAGAACAAGCGGAGATGAATGGTTCGACAAGGGCGTTCATGTTCCCAGCGAGTTTAGTAATAAAATAATTCAGCAGCAAAGAGACCGAAGACAAGGGAACGCACACGTTCAAGAGGCGCGGGTTGCTCGCGTGTATGCTTGGCAGGAATACTTATTTGGACCCTCTGCTCCTGGTGGAAAATACTATGTAAAAATGCGTGTTGAGGATGCCACCACAGGAGTGGTTCTTCGAGATAATGTCACGATTGCCGAGTACGCTCTTCCTGGGACGTCCAACAACAACAACCAGCTATATGACACGCCAAGAGTCCAGTGCCTCTCCATAGATGATTACGTGTTTATTCTTTGGCAGGATAACGGTAATATTTATTATGACTCAATCAACTGTCTTAATCACACAACAATCAATAGCTACACTGTTGATGCGACAAGGACAGTCGTAACGGACCTTCATACAAGTTACCCGGTGTTTATGGCCGACAAAGCGGTAAACGGATATACCGACGATGAAGACTTGGATGACGGGGCCATCCTGGTCGCATGGAGGCCTGCGGCAACAAACGCTTATTCTTTTAGGTATTTTAAAAGAGCCACAGCAAACTTAACAGCGGTCGGCGGCTCCGCGCTTCAGGTCACCCTGGGCACAGGTTCAGGCGAAATAACGCCGCACTTTGAAGCATGGAAAGAGGACGAGGGTGTTGGAAATGACATCTTTCTAAAATGCTTAAACGACTCTACAAGCGCAACCGATTACAATATTGTTTTTGGAACAACGCACAAGCCAACTGGAAACCCGGAGCTACGAATAATAACCGTCAAAGCAGACCTTAGCGCTTATCTTCTTTCTGACGGTTTTCTGACAGACCAACATCTTCTTTCTGGAACAGCAGGAACGTTAACTGATGGCGGGTCGGTTCATGTGTGGGTCGAAACATCTGGCTTGTCAGGAGGCGCTGTTGGCGACAGAGTTGTTCAGCATAGAATCTCTCACGTAACAAGAGAGCGAGCGGCCACCGATGGAAACATAACAACAGTAAGCAATCCAACAGCATGGAACTCAAGTATTACGTCCGATGCTTTTAGATACCCTGCGTCATCAGGAAAGCTTTATTTAGCTGTCTCTCAAGTAAACGACATTAGCCTCACAAGAAGGTCAAAAGCTGCATCTGCTGCTAACCTCATAGATAACTCCGGAAGAGGGCTAAACAATAACATTGTAATTATAAGCTCTGATGACCAGCTAATGGCGGCAACTCCAACTGGGAGCTGCGCAACGTGTCTTACTTCAGAATGGGTACAAAGAGCGCCTGTTCCAGAGGGCGGGCTGTATCAAATCAGAAGACACCTTTACGGTGTTCAGAGAATCACAAGAAAGAACACCAACACAAAGTACATCTTTGGGGCATCCAAGTTTGTTGGCTACGAAGAGTACGACCCCGGCACGGGCGGACACCCAAACTACAAAGACAATATTTTTGGAATTTCACTTTGCGAACTAGACTTTGACCCTGACAGACCACTGGCCTCAATTGAAGCAGGACGCTCATTTGCTTTTACTGGCGGGTTTTTAAGCGGTTACGATAAGTCGAGCATATTCGAGCAAGGCTATGTTGTTTACCCAGCAATCCAGCAAATAGTTGAAGCAGCCTCCACGGGTGGAGATGGGTTGGCCGAACCTTCATCTGGCGATGATTATAAGTACAAGGCTATTTATGAGTGGGCTGACGCAAACGGAAACGTGCATCGCTCGCATCCTTCTGTGGCAGAGAGCTTTATACCCTCCACTACAGGGAAAAAGGCAACCATATTTGTTTACCCTCCCAGCTTCTCAAGAAAGCCAGAGAGCGGAAGAATCAAAATAGTTCTTTATAGAACAGAGCCCGGAGGTGCAATTTTTTACCGGATAGGCTCCAAGTCTGTAAGTTACCCAGCAGAATACAGCGCAGAGTCATTTGAGGACGATGGCAAAAACTTAGACATTACAGCCAACGAGCAGCTCTATACTGTTATTGGTCGTGAGAATGATTTTATGGGTTCGTGCAATGACATTATTGCCCATAGAGGAAGGGCTGTAGTTGTTCGCTCTGATGACGTAGTTGCTTACTCTAAGCCAATTGTAGACGGTGAAGAAATAGGGTTTAACGAGTCATTCTCTTTTGTCCTTCCAGCAGACAACTCCAAGGTTGTAGGTGTTGAGTCAAACCTAGACCACCTTCTTATATTCTCAGAAGAAAACGCTTACTTTGTTTCAGGCGAAGGGCCAACTGCCCTGGGCGAGGGGCCTTTTACAAACATTAGAGTATTCGCAGCTGGCCAAGGAGCAAGAAGAGGCTCTGCCCATGTAGACACTCCAATTGGAGTATTCTATCAAACTGAGCGCGGAATATATTTGGTAAGAAGAGATTTGTCCGTTGTTTACCACGGCGCTCCTGTTGAGGACAGCTCCACAAGATTGCTTATCGGCGCAACGCTTGTGGATTCTACAAACGAAGTTAGGTTTTTGCTTTCTAATTCAGGAAACTCAACTGGGGCAGATTACTATTTAATCTATAATTACTATTTCCAAAAATGGGCATTATGGACCGTGGTATACGCATCCTCTGCTTGGCAGGTTGGCGAAGTTTATAATGGAACAGTTTTTCTAAGGGCAACAGCTGACGGAAAAATCTACAAGCAAACATCGGGTGTTTTTCAGGATGATAACTCAAGCGGCACAGCAACGAACTATGATGTAATTGTCCGGACTGGCTTTATTGCAGCGGCAGGGCTTCTTCATGCCCAAAGAGTTTACCGAGCAATGCTTGTGGGGGATTACGTCAGCGATCACACGCTTACGATTGCGGCCTCGTATGATTATAATTTAACGTCTGGAACATCTTACTCGAAATCAATAACAAGCTCAAATGACAACCCTATGCTTGTTAGAATGCACTTAGACCAACAAAAGTGTAGATCGATTGGATTAAAAATTACAATAACCGGCTCAGGAGAATGCGCTAAGCTTGATGCCATTTCTCTTGAAGTTGGACGCAGAGAATCATCCTTCAAGCTTGAATCAGCGAGGACACTATAATGTCATTATCATTTGTTGCAGAGGCGCTAAGAAGTCAAGCTTCAGCAGAAGAGAAGCAAAAAGCATTGAGCAAGATGTTTGCTGAAGACACGGCATCTAGGCTTGCCCAAATGGTAGCTCAGTCTCAAATGCAAAGAGGCGGAGCGCGTCGAGGCAGAGAAGCTGCATCAAGAAGCGCAGGGGCCAGCGCTATGGATAATATTGAGGATAAAAAAACTCGTCAGGAGCTTAGAGCTGAGATTGATAAGCAGTCTGAGCTTTCGCTTGCAATCGCAACAGGAGCAAAAATAATTGGAGATATAACTGCCTTTGCTGCAACTCAGGCTGACGATGCTGCAAAAAAAGAAGCCGAGGCAGCTGCGGTAGAGGAAGCAAAAAACACTGAGCAAGCTGCCATGCTAACCGATTACCGGAAGGCTGGAGAAGAGTATTCTCCTTCGATGTTGAGAGACCCTGGGGCTATTGGTCCTGATGATTCTTTTCCGCAAGGCGGGCAAGTGTTTGACCCAGAAGGCTCTCCTGATGGATACTTCCCCCAGGGCGGGCAAATACCGCAAGGCTACCGTGGCACAGGAATGACTGCTACTGAGGTTTTAGCCATAAGGGACGCAGAAAGGGCCAAGCAAGCTACCGAGTCTCTGCTTGATGAGCCGGTTGAAGATGAAGATGAGACTTCTTTTTTGGACGAGTTAATTAAAGAAAAAGAATTAGAAAAAACTCGCCCAAGAAGAGAAGTTGAGGCTCAAAACAGAAAACGAGGAAGAGCGTCGCTTTATGACTTGAGCGCCATGAAACTGGGGAGCGAAAAGTAATGGCAGAATACAGCGAAGAAGAACAGAGTTTTTTGGATACTCTTGACCAAGCAGAGACTACTCAGGAAGACATTGACAGCGCAGAAGAAAAAGCTGGCGAGCTAACTGAAAGAGACTTTGATTATTCCCAACATGCGGGAGCAGATGGAGCTGCTCCCTCGATAGGGGATTACATGTATCAAAGACAAAAGTACCAGGAAGAGGCAGCTCAGCGCGTCTATGATGCCAGAAGAGGCGCAAGACAGCGCCGAGAAGCTGGGCTCGAAGATGAGGGCTTGTTTGAAATAGCCACAGAGCTTTCCGGTATTGCTCGCGGCGAAATTGAGTCAGGCGAAAGACGACGGACAAGAGAGTCTATTGAGACCCTGGCATCCGGCCAAAGAGGCTTGGCTCAGAGCAGCACAGGGCTTCGTTCAGCTGCAAGGCTTAGGCGCGGCGAGACTGCCGCTCAGGCGACTCAATTGATTGGCGGGGCCAAGTTATCAGAGGCAACCGAACTTGAGCGTGAAGCAGCAGAGGACAGCCTCAGAGACCTTCTTATTCAAGGAAGAGCGCGAGCTGAAAACAAAAAGCTTCGTATGCAGGAAATAGCCTATCAGCGAGAGCAGGCAAGCAAAGGATTCTGGGGAGATGTTTTGAGCGGAGTCCTTGGCGCGGTTGGGGCAGTAGGTGGATTTCTTATCGCTGGTCCAGCCGGGGGAGTTGCTGGGGCAACTCTTGGGGCTTCAGTTATGGGCGGAGCTGGCAAAGCTGCCGGTAGAACTTTCGGGTAAGGGAGAAGAGTTATGGCGCGATTTTATGAGCCAACAGATATGGCTGAATATTATGAAAAAGGAAGGCCAACGGCCCAGGGAACCGGAAGAAACAAAATGCTTGCCGAGGCGGCAAGAAGAGGAGAAGAGAGTCGGCTCAGAGCAAAGAAAGAGCGAAAAGAGCTGATAAAAAAGGCGGCAGAAGGAAAGCTGTCGGAAGAAGATGTAAGAGCGCTTAGTCCGTCCATGAGGCGAGCAGTAAGCGAACAAAAACGCGCATCACCTAAGCCCGTCAAATCCACTACGCCAGAAACAGACACAACCGGCCTCACCTTCGCAACCACACCCGAAGAAGCCGCATCTCAAGAAGAGTTGATGTCTGATTGGGACAAGGCAAGAGGGCAAATTTATGCCGGTCAACGAGAGCTAGATACAGCCTATGCCGCGCAGCGAGAGGCAGAGAAAGGGCTGGCAGAAGCAAAGGCGGGACAGCTTTCTGAAGAAGACGAGTTGGCTGATGAGCAAGACAAGGCATACGGCAGGCAGGTCAGGGCTCTTGAGTCCATGCAGAAAATCAATAGAGCCAAGCTAGATGATTACGATAAGGGCACAGCTGAGCTAGAAGAAGATTATAACAACAGCAAGATTGACCCCAACAGAGCCTTTTCTTCTACTGGGTCAAAAGTAGCAGCGGCAATCGCTATTGCTTTTGGCGCGTTTGCCCAAGGAATGTCCAGGGGGAAGCTCCCAAACTCTGCTTTGCAAATAATCGAAGGAGCAATCAAAAGAGATGTTGATGCTCAAAAAACAGAGATGCAGAAAAACAGAGATGTTCTTTTAAATAGAAACAACATCTATGCTCGCATGATGGCAAGGTTTAACAATGAAGAGGTTGCCTACAAGGCAACTATGGCTTTAGCATTTAAACATGCAGGCATGAAAATGCAGGGTCTTTTAAGAAAGCACAAAGGCGCAAACGCCCAGCTGGTAATAAATGCAGGCTTAGCGAAAATGGATTCTAAGCAAAAAGAACTGCATCTTGGCAACAGAAAGCTGCTGGCAGAAATCACGGTTAAAGAAGCTCAGTTCCAGGCTAGGAGCGGGGCGGTGCAGGCCAAGCAAGACCAGTCTACTGATTTAGCCCTTAAGACCATTGCTTTGCTTCCTAAGCTTCAAAAAGACTTTTTAAGTGTTAGCGCAATGCAGGGTGCTTGGGGCATGGTTTTACCTAAAACCATTAAGTCATGGTTCTCTGGAATGTCAGAAGAAATAACATACGAAAACAGCAAAAACCTGAACGCAAAAGCACTTACAAAAGCTTTTGATGGTGGGCGGCCAACAGAAAAAGATTTTCAAATTTTTGTTCAAATGTTTCCTGAAGGCTCCACTGAGCAAAGCGTAGGAATGGATCAATTTAGAAACATCAGCGAAAATCTCACCACTATGATTATTAGAGGCAAAGGGCTTAAGCCTGGGTATTTAGCGAAGGCATGGGAAAGTCAGTATGGGGAAATAAAAGTTAGCCCTGAAGCAAAAGCCCTTCGCGAAAAAGCAAAGAGCTGGGAATTTAAGCAAGGTATGTAACCAATGGCGCGTTTATTTTCAAAAAGACAAGGCGGTTGGGTAGACCTCCCGGAAGAGCAGGTCCAAGAAGCCTACATGAGCGGCTTGTATGCCTTCCCTTCTGGCGCTGAAGTAAACATTCAGTTGTCAGACGGACGCTATGGGACCATATCTTCTGAGCATCTTCAGGATGCCTTTAGAGCTGGCGCTACGTATGACCAAGCAGACGTTCGACAAGAGCGAATTGAGTCTGCTGAGTACGACGAGAGGAACCTAGAGGCCGGTGGGCTATCTGTAGCTCGTGGTTTGTCTTTTGGATTAAGCGATGTTCTCCTCGATAGGCTTGACCTTTACTCAGAAGAAGAGCTTGCAAAGCTAGAGAAATATAACCCAAACATTTCTTTAGCAGGTGAAATTGGTGGCGCTGTTTTGCCAGCCGTTGCCACCCTGGGGCAAAGCGTTCCCGCGCAAGCTTTGGCAAGAGGAGTCCGGTTGGCCCCTGCGGCGCTTAGCATGAAAGCAGGTATTGCGGCAGAAAAAGCTATTGCAAGAAGACTGGGCGCAGGAGAATCCGTAGCAGGATTTGAGCTGGCTAAAACTGCCGATAAAATGATTCAAGGCGGCGCAGCTCTCACGGGTGCTGCAACCGTAGAGGGTGCCTTGTTTGGGGCTGTTGACGGATTTTCTGAGCAAATGCTGGGAAGAGCTGACAGAACAGCGGAGCAAATGCTTTCCCATGTCGGAGGGATTACAGCTCTGTCTGGCGGTCTCGGTGGCGTTCTTGGTCTTGCCTCTCCACTAATTGGCAAGGGCTTGAGCGCTATCAATAACAGCAAGTTCGGTGATGCTGTATCGAAAAAAACCAAAGACTGGGAATCCAGCATCTTGGCTGCCATGCATGGCGGAGACAAAGAGACATACAGAAAGCTTTTAAATTCAGAGTATGCCCATAAAGTAATCTTTGGGCATGGAAAAATTGCAGAAGAAACAGCTGACCAAGTGGCCCTGTTTATTGATGATGCAATAGATGGCCTTGAGCTTGCTACTCGCTCGGTTAGTGGCTCTGAGAAAAAGCAATTAATGCGTGACGTTATTGAGTCGGAAAACCCGCTAGGCGCAATCGACGAATCCATTGCTATGCTTCACGCAGCTTTAAGAAAAGTAAAGTCAGCAAAAAAAGAAAAGCTTGTTGCGGACGGGGGAGAACTAACAGCTCTTAATAAAATCGAAAAAGCCCTAGAGAAGCAAATGGACCAAATTGCTTCAATGGTTGCAAAAAGCGCAGCTAAAGATGACCTTGCTATTGCCAGATATGGAAATGAACTTCGAGCCGCTTTTGCAAAAGATGCAGAGCTTCCAAACTTTAGCCTCAAGGATACATACAAGGCCAGTGACCTATTAAATCAAGACATGGTTAAAGATGTTTTGCCGGAACTATTTATAACCCTTGATTCCTTTAAGAGAGGGATAGGGAAGGTTATTTATAAAAGGTCTGGCTCCGGTGTTGATAACATCATGGAGTCAGGTAACCCTCTGGTTGATGTTTACCATTCTCTTAAAAACACTCTTGAAGACGGTTCTCTTTTTGGGACAAAGGCAGCTACAAGGCAAAGAGAAACAAACAGAGCCTTTACTCAACTTCTCCCGTCGTACCATCGGTTTCTAAAAAAGTTTACAGGGGAAGGCGAAAGAGAAGGCCTTGGTATGGCCAGCAGGGCAGCTACAGAGGGCGAAGCCACTGTTATGGCTACAGCGGAATCTAAAGCTCTTGATGACCAAATTGAGATTCTTAGTGACTTTAGGGAAAGACTTAAGGCTGATAGAACATATGATTTAGAGGACATTCGCCCTAGGGCTGATGATGGCTTTGATGAGTACAGAATACGTGCCGAAGCCGATGTGGGAACCAGCATTGTTACTAAAAAGGTAGATGACGTTGCTGCCAACATTAGAGCGAACGTTGGCGATGAAGCCGCTGATGCCTATGAGGATGCTGCCAGGGCTCAGGCTCAAAGAAACACAGACACCAAAAGAGGCAGAGATCCTAATGCTTCCGATTCCTCAGCAGCCTCCCCAGGCATCCCTCTAATAGAAAAAGCCTTTCAAAGACTTGATGCAACCATCGAAGCAGCTAAGGTCCACGCGAACACTCTTGATGATGGAATCGAGAGCGTTGTTGATTACCGCAAAAAGCTAGAGGTTGTTAATAAAAAGGCAGGCTCACTAAGAGGCAACCTTGGAAGAATAAAGCAGGGCGCAGCCCCCGATGCCGCTAAGATGGAAGCTATCCGCAAAGAGCTTAATGAGGTTGTTGAGGAGTCAATCGAGCTTACCAATGCAAGGCCCAACCTTGGCTTAGATGAAGCTGCCAACAGAGAAACTTTTAGAAAAGCTGTTGCCGACCATGAAGAAATGGGTCGAGCCCTTAAGATAGAAGAGGACAAGGCAAGGGCGGCAGTAGAGCGCGCCAAAAAAGCCAGGGTCAAAGACCCCGAAGCACTGGCAGACTTAGAGAAAAAACTTGACGATTTAATTGACCGCTCTGTTAAGCATGACAGAACTCCGCCACTTGAAAAAGATTACAAGGTAACAAGAGATTTTGGAGAAGAGCAGCGAAAAGGACGTGTTGCAAAATGGTCTGGGATTAGGTCTTTTCTTAAAGATGCATATAGACCAGAGCAAAGTGACTCGTTTAGAGTTTTTCAAGAGTTTGTGAATAACTACGATGGTTTTTTAAAGACGCTTGAAAGAGAGTACAAAAAAGATGCTCTTTTATCTGCAAGCAAGACTCAAACTGTAGACAGCTTGTCAAAAAGCTACAAAGCATTAAAAACAAAAACTGATGAGCTTGGAGATGTTCAGAGGGCATACAGGGAGATTTACTCCGTCCACTCCCCAATGAGCACCATGTTGGCCGCACTTCCTGTTGGAGGTCTTTTGGCAGGAGGCCCACTTGGCTATCTGGCTTCCGGGGCAACTTCTGCACTTGTAACACCCGCAGCTGGATTCAAGAGAAGAGCAGCAATTCATGGCGTCAAGTCACTGGTTGCCTCTAACCTCAACAAGAGAGCCACGCAGGTTGTTAATCGCATAGTAAAAAATACAAAGCCGGGGGCTCCGCAAAAAGCAAGAGCGCTACCTGTTCTCTTGGCTTTGCTTGGAGTTAAGGCAACAGGCAACCCTAGAGATGATGCCAGAGCTGCAATGAATCAGATGGGCCAGTTGGCTGACCCTGACTTTCTTCATTCTCGATTAGAATCATCAACCAGAGAGCTGGCCGAAGCCCCTAAGCTAAAAGAAGAGCTGTTTTTAGGAGTAGCAAAACACGCAGGAATTCTTGCTGATGCGGCCTCGACAGATGGTGCAATGAACTACGACCCAATAACCGGTGAAAATGAAGTCAGCCGGTCTGATGCAGATGTCTCTAAGTTTATGAGTATTGCAGAAATTGGAATTGGTGGAACCAATGTGGTGGCAGATAAGATGCTGGCGGGCACGCTGACAAAAGCAGAAGGCAACGCATACAGAGAGTTTTACCCTATAGAGTCTCAAGAGCTTATAGAGACCATCCAGGCTAAGCTATCTAATCAAGGAAAACGAATTTCATGGGACGACCGAGCATTGTTAACCAATCTCTCAGGGATTGCGATGACAAACACCCTGACACCAGTATTCATCGGAGCAATGCAAAGTGTTCACAAGGCCGCAATAAAGAACGCAAGCGGAAGAAAAGGCGGAAATTCGTTGAGAAAAACCGGTGAAGCAAGTACAACTTTAGTAGAACAAGCCATGTATGGCTAAGACATAACCACTTGAGTTGAAGATATGACTCGGCCCTGTGCCCTAGGAGGATTTTGAGATGAGAACGATACCTTACACTGCGACACACTCAGCAACAACTGAGCTGACAGCTATGACCTTGGATGTTCAAGAGCATTCAACCGTAACTATTCGATGCCTTTGTGATCGAGGCGGCACTCTTAAGACGAAGTATGTTTTTGACAGCGGCAAGGTAGCTGATGACCAGTCCCTTACTGTTGCGGCGGCAGCGTTATCAAGCGGCGTTTATACTAATATGACCACAGCAGTATTTGATTACAAAGTGGGCAAGATTCAGATTACCTTTGCCCCGG